TTTTGCAAGAAATCATGTACAACGATCCGACCACCAACAACACGAATTCCTACTCGGGATACGAGGTGTTGAACGTCGGCCAGAACAGCCCGATTTCGTCGGCGCAGTTCAGCATCACGCAGTACGCTTCTGCCGTGACCATTTCGGGTCTGGAGATGATCCAGAACTCGGGCAAGGAGGCCATCATTGACCTTCTTGACGGTCGCATGGAAGTTGCGGAAGCCCAGCTTGCTAACCGCATCTCGGGCGACCTGTACGGCGACGGCACGGGCAACGCGGGTAAGAACCTCACGGGTCTTGCTGCGGCTGTTCCCGATGACCCGACTACCGGCACCTACGGCGGCATCAACCGCGCCGTGTGGTCGTTCTGGCAGTCCAAGGTGTTTGATGCGTCGGTCAGCGGCTCGGGCGTTGTGTCGTCCACCACGATTCAGGGCTACATGGACGCTCTCGCTGTCCAGCTCGTTCGTGGCACCGACAAGCCTGACCTGATCGTTGCTGACAACAACTACTACCGTTACTACTTGCAGTCGTTGCAAGCTATCCAGCGCATCACCGAGTCTGGCTCGGGCATGGCTGGCGCGGGCTTTGCCTCGCTCAAGTACTACGGCGCTGGCATGGCGTCTGACGTTGTGCTGGACGGTGGTATCGGTTCCTCCACCTACAACTCGGGTGCTGGCAACGCGAACCATATGTGGTTCCTTAACACCAAGTACCTGCACTTCCGTCCTCACAAAGATCGTAACTTTGTGCCGATTGGCGGCGAGCGGCAGGCCGTTAACCAAGACGCCATTGTGAAGCTGATCGGCTGGGCAGGTAACTTGACCTGCTCGGGCGCGCAGTTCCAAGGCGTGTTGATTGATTAAGAGGGCAAAAAAATGTCTATTTCTGTAAGCAATATGATCGGTGTTTCGCTTGAATACACCGACGCCTCGCCCTCGTTTGCCGTTGGCACCGTTGTCAACTTGAGTGACGGCGGTCAGGCCATCTATGTGCAGGCGGCTTCAACTTGTGCAACGTGGTCGGCTGTGACCGTCACCGTTGACAACAAGGTGGCTCCGCTCACCACGACCAACTCTGCCGGTTCAAAGGCGGTTGGTTTTGCACAGGTGTCCATTGCCTCGGCGTACTACGGCTGGGTGCAGTTGGGCGGCAAGCCGCGTGTCAGCGTGTTGGTCGGCTGCCAGCCGAACGTCCCGCTGTTCACGACCGCAACTCCGGGCGCTCTTGACGACGCCACGGTGACTGCGGGCTTGGTCGCGGGCCTTGTGGCGACGACTTCGGCGGCTTCGGCCTCTGCGGTCACCTGCATTGCGGGCTACCCCCATGTCCTTACGGGGTTGAACGCTTAATGCAGCCTCTGGAGATCACGGTACAGGCGGCGGGTACAGCGGAGGAGCTTTGCTCCAACATTCGCTCGGCGCTTGGCCGTGGTCTTCCAGAACTGGCCCCCGCTCCCATTAAGCACGATGGAACATTCGTGTGCGTGGCGAGCGGGTGGTCTATGCCCGATTTTGTAGAAGAAATCAGAGCGCACCGCAGAGCCGGTCGTCCGATCGTGGCGATCAAGGCAGCGCATGACTTCCTGTGCGAGAACGGCATCCAGCCTGATATGTGGGTCAACCTTGACCCGCGTGACCGCACTAACGGCATCCAGAAGGCTAACGACCATACGGTGTATCTCGTTGCCTCGCGCTGCCCACCCGTCACGTTTGACTACCTAAAAGGCAAAAACGTATGGCTGTGGCACTCATGGGCAGAAGGCCCCGAGATGCAGGCGATTGGCCCCGGCAAGTTGGCCGTGGGTGGCGGGACGACATCGGGACTTCGTGCCATCAACATTGGTTATCTGCTCGGGTTCCGCAACTTCGTGCTGTACGGGTACGACAGCTGCAACCGAGCAGATGGCTTGAAGCGTTTTACCGGCGAATACACCGGCCCATCCATTGACGTTCATGTGGGCGGCCCAACCGGCAAGAAGTTCAACTGCAACATGGCGATGGCCCAACAGGCCAACGAATTCCAGAAGCTCTTTGAGGTGATGGGCGATATCAACGTGGATGCGCGTGGCCCCGGCTTGATTGCCGAGATCATGCGAGTGCGCCACGAACAGGCAAAGGCAGCCTGATGGCTATTCCCTCTCGCGTACTCGGCAGCGGCATTAGCCAACTGTCTACCGTTAGCATTTGCGGCGACGGCATAGCGTCAGCATCAGCAGCGGGTACGTCGGCAGGCGATGCCACGCAAGTCACTTACGTCTACACGAACGTCACAACAACTGCTTCGGGCGCTGGCGTTAAACTGCCAAAGGCCGAGATGGGCGAGACGATTATTGTTAAAAACAGCGGCGTCAACCCGTTGACGGTATACCCATATAGCGCGACCGACACAATTAACAACGCAGGCTTTGGCACGATCAATGCCGATTGTTCCGCAATGTTTTTTGCCGTCAGCAATACGCTATGGGAAGAACTGCAAGGATTCGGCCGCTCGGTGCCGATTCTGCATTACGGTGCGTTTAGCGACACGACGTTACAAACGGCGGCATCTATTGACACCGCTTACGGCATGGTTTTTAACACCACCGATAGCAGCAACGGTGTATCTATCGGATCGCCGTCGTCCCGCTTGGTTGTTGATTACCAAGGCGTTTACAACGTGCAGTTTTCGGCGCAATTAGACAAAACCTCGGGCGGCGCAGGCAATATCTACATTTGGCTGCGTAAAAACGGAACCAATGTCGCCAACACCGCCACGACGGTTGCAATACAGGGTTCAGCGGCGCGTACCGTTGCCGCGTGGAACTTCATCATCCAGCTTGATCCTACTAATTACGTTGAATTGATGTGGGCGACGGATGACACAAGCGTTAGAATTCTTGCGGCCAGCGCCACAAGCGTATGGCCTGCGATCCCCTCGGTCATTTGTACCATCACACAGGTCAACAACCTGTAATCCCCACAGGAGCAAGGACAATGCCATTAGATAGCGACATCAGTAACGCCGACGCCCAACTGCACGTTGAGTTTTACGAGCGTGAGGACGGCCCCAACAAGGGCAACGTCTATTGCCGTATTCAGTCCCCCGGCGACAAGACTAACGTGATTGACCAACCCTTACGCGAGGAGCATAAGGCGCGGTTCTCTCGCCAATGGCTGTACTTTCAAATGCAGCAAAGCGAGGGTGCAGCGGCGCAGATCGGCACCCCGTTGTCGCAATGGCAAAAAGATTGCCCAGATGATGTGAACAAAGACCAGATCGCTGAACTGTCCATTATGAAGTTCTTGACGGTGGAGCAACTCGCCCTTGCCTCTGACGCTCAAATGCAGCGCGTCGGCATGGGCGGCATCGGACTGCGCGAGAAAGCGCGTCTGTACCTCAACCGTAAGAACAAGATTGAAAGCAACGCCGAGTTGGAAGATACCAAGCGGCAGTTGGCTGAACTGCAAGCACAAATGGCGGCCTTGATGGAGGATAAGCCCCGTCGTGGTCGCCCGCCGAAAGAACTAACGGAGGCATAGCATGAGCAGCACGATGATTCAGCTCATAACCGAGTGTACGCAAGAACTCGGTATCCCGACCCCCTCCACGGTCGCGGGTAACAACAGTCAGGACGTAGTGCAATTACTCGCCCTGATGAACGCTTGTGGTTATGAGTTGCTTCGTCGTGCTGATTGGCGCGAGTTGACCCGCCAGCACACTTTTTACACCGAAGCCTCTACGGCAACGGCGTCGTGGGTGGACGGCGTGGCTGTGATCACGGGTCTTGCCTCTACAGCGGGGCTGTCCACGCAGTATCAGGTGCAGGGTGTCGGTATTCCGAACGCCACTTACATTACAGGCGTTGGCCCGACGAGCGTGACGCTCAACTACGCCCCAACCGAGACGGTGGTAAACGGTCAGGTCATTTTCCAAAAGGTGAAGTACGACCTTCCCGCCGATTACGTCAGCACCGTCAACCGCACCCATTGGGACAAGAGCAAGCGTTGGGAAATGCTCGGCCCGGAATCCGCGCAGCAATGGGAATGGCTGCTGTCGGGCTACATCAGCACCGGCCCGCGTATCCGTTGGCGTTTGCTTGGCAAATACTTCCAGATTTGGCCGGGCACGAACGGCGGCGAGTTGCTTGGCTTTGAGTACCGCAGCGCGGCGTGGGCAGAAGCCGCAGACGGTACGCCGAAAAACAGCTTTACCGCCGACAACGACACTTGCATCTACCCCGACCGCCTTATGGTGTTGGGCACGAAACTTAAATACTTTGAGGCCAAGGGCTTTGACACGACCGCTCTTTATCGTGACTACCTCATGGAGTTTGAGACAGCGGTGGCGCAAGACACGGCGGGCGCTAACCTCTCGTTTGCCCCGCGACCGGGTACGGTGTTGATCGGCTACGACAACATCCCCGACAGCGGCTACGGCACGGATAGCCAATAATGGCGTCGCCCGTTCGCAGGCGGTTAATCCAGCGCACTAGCAACAACGTCGCCTCGTTGCCCGCCCCCGTGGGCGGTTGGAACGCCCGTGATGCGTTAGCCAACATGGCGCCGACTGATGCGGTAACGCTAGATAACCTATTCCCTGGTGTCTCAAGCGTCAGTTTGCGCGGCGGTTGGGCTCCGCACGTTACGGGCATCAGCGGGCAAGTAGAAACGCTGATGACGTTTAACGGTGGCAACACAGACGAGATGTTTGCCATCGCACAAGGCTCGCTGTACGACGTTACAACGGCAGGTGCGGTGGGTGCGGCGGCGGTGTCAGGGCTAACCAATTCGCGTTGGGAATACAGCAACATTACGACCGCGGGCGGTAGTTATCTGTATGCCGCAAACGGCGTGGATGAGCCGCTGCTATATGACGGCAGCACTTGGACGGCCATTGACGGCTCGTCTACGCCTGCCATTACGGGCGTCACGACGACAACGCTGCATTGCCCGACATTGTTCAAGAACCGTATGTGGTTCATCCAGGCCGATACGCTCAAGGCGTGGTATCTGCCGACCGCATCGGTAGGCGGTGCTGCCAACGTACTTGACCTGTCATCGGTTGCCCGTAACGGCGGCAAGCTCATTGCGATGGCAACGTGGACGATTGACGCTGGCTACGGCGTGGACGATAACCTTGTTTTTGTCACCGACCAAGGCGAAATCATCGTTTATCGCGGCACCGACCCCTCCAGCGCCTCTACATGGGCGCTGATCGGCGTGTGGCAGGTCGGTTCGCCCATCTCGCGCCGTTGCGTGACTAAATACGGCGGTGATTTGCTGATTTTGACGCTAGATGGCTTGATCCCGATGGCCTCGGCGCTGCAATCGTCGCGGCTTGACCCGCAAGTGGCGCTGTCTGACAAGATTCAAGGCGCATTTGCTGCCGTCACGCGCCAATACAAAGGCAATTTTGGGTGGGGGCTACTTTACAAC